AACCCTACTTGCATCACTAATTCTTTTGGAACTGCCAATCAATTCCATCGTCTACCCCATAATTCAAAGAACACCACAAATATACGATAAATATTTGGAATATCCAAATTATTTTTTCAAAAATTGAATTGGGTTTTGAAGGTAGAATGGTATCCCCTTCATTGTTTTTGCAGCGTAAAGTATAGATTTTTTGTTTTGTTCTCTAACTTCTACTTCGTTACCAACAATTACCCAATCCAATAATACCGTTATAAAAAATAAATTTTGAGTGTAAGATGTAAATGTTTTAGAATTTACCTCTACAATTCTACTATTGACATCATTTGATTTCTGAACAAAGTAACGAGTTACATACCCATTATCATAATCAAATGAAGTTGGTTTTGGGACATAAGGTGTTGGAGATTGAAATTTATAATTATCATCCAACGATGCTATCTGATTATATCTATCTATACTCATAATTTATCGTTTAGGCCTCCAACCGCCAGTTATATTAGTTGTCCATTGCATTCCACTTATAGAATGCTTTACCGATGTAACTTGAAAGAATCCGTTTTCAGAATAACTACCCACCAAACCAGCAATAGCAAAAGTATCTCCCAAACGAACACCACTTACACCATGCACAGTAAAAGTAAAATTAATTGGAATCAATGGTCCAACACCACCACTATCTACTTTATTTTTATCACTAGCTAATTTAAATGATTCAAAAACTGCCAAATCATCTAATGCTCCAATGTAAGTTATATCATCCAAATTACTTGTTTCATTAATACCCGCAGCAAGATACTGAACTTTTGGGTATATGCCAACAAGTTCCATAAACTTTTCGTAATTTCTTTTTTGAGCCAATGCTTTTTCTTCTTCAGGCAATCCAGCGGTAGTATCTGATGCAGATGGAGTTCCCGTAGCTCCAGCACCACCTTTATCACTTTCCACAGCTGTCAAAATATAATCAGTTACTGTAGTTCCCGCCTGTCCTTTTTGGGAAACATCAGATGAGTTCATTTTAGCACTATCGCTGTTTCGTTCACCAATTACCGCATTCATAACATCACCCGATATATCCATATCCATTGATGTATCTATAAAAGGACATTCTGGTCCAGATATTGCAAAAGTAGCGGATGGTGTTATTTCATTTGATGGTGTTAAGTTAAAATCTTCTATTCTAATTGTAATATTCCCATCACCATCCACCGAATCAATTAGTTGGAAATCCCATATACCACCCGCTGCAGTTGATAAACCATTTAAAATCTGAATAATGCCATCTCTCATAGAGAGGTTTTTGGTTTTGATGACTTCCATTGCAAAATCAAAATTTACATACAAATCATCCAAATAGCCCCAAGTGTATGCTTTTCTTGATATTCCAGTTCCTTTTGCATGTGGTGAATTGTATGTAATATCAGATGCTTGTGGGAATATTACTGTTTTTCCTCCCGCAGAAACTGTGTTATCTTTTGTTTTGGAAAAATCAGTTTGGGCTACCGTATTTTCTAATGCAAATTTTAATGAAAATCTTGGAGTTTTTGGATTTGGAATAAAAAGATGAGTTTTTTTGGTGCTAAATATTTTTTCAAATGCACTGATAACAACACCCTTTGAATCAATTTTAAAAATTACCTTTTTACCACCCTCCAATGTATATCCATTTGCACCAATAGCGTTAATTATTCTAATTAATGCACTAAATTTTATAAATCGTTCATCATGTACTAATTTAACACCAGCTTCAATTTCAACACCACCTTCATCCGTTTGTGCTGTACTTGATGAAAAAAGTTCTTTAAAAAATGCAAGTGTTCCAGTACCAGCACCACCCAAACCCCCTCCACCAAAGGTGAATGCCTGAGTAGCTTGCGCCCAAGCACTAGCTATTTTAGATGAAAAGTTAAAAGATGCTTTATTTGCAACAGCCTCTAAGACAGATGCATCAAAATTGATGTAATTTACTGTTCGTAACATCTCTTTATCACCAAGTAATTTTTGCTTTGCAAAAGATGTTCTTTTATTAGAAGGTAGTTCGTTAAACATCATCATAAACCTACCCTTACTGCTGGTTCGGTTATTGTATATTTCGGTAGCTTCAAACATTTCACCACCTCTTCCAGTTGAATTGATTTCAGATGTTTTATAAACAGTGTCCGCAATTTTTAATTGCATTGGTAGTTCAGTAAATCCATAACACTCAACCGATATTTTCCACTTATTACCTTCCAATGTTACATTACCACCACTAATAAAACCAACATAATTATCATATTCCCAATTTCCTGCTTCTCTTTGTGCATCTGCTGTTTCTTGATTTGTAAATGATGCTATTTTTGATATATTACCAGCCAAATTTCTTATTAATCCAGTGTTTCCACCATCAGTATTCCAACCCCATTGAAGAAACACAGTATAGCCAGGTTCCAAAAAATGTTTGATTAATTCGTTTGCCTGAGTTTGGGTATGTGCAACTATTGTAAAAGATGCTTTACGAGATAAATCGTTGTAATTTCCATCAATTTCCAACGAATCAACATAAGCTGCTGGATAATATCCTTCAGTTCCTCCACCAACTTGCCCACCAGCCCAAGTTCTACCACTAGCACCAGCACTATTTCCATCACCATAATGAAATCCAAATCCACCTTCATCATTTGAGTGAAGAACTAAACCTGGTTTTCGGGCAGATGCAACACTTACCCAAGCATTTAAACCACTTGAAGTTCTTTCGTTTAATCTTTCTCTAATTTTAGATGCCTGTCTTAATGTTGAAAAGGCGGGGAAAGTTTTATCCATAACATTTTATTATATTTGTGCTAATATAGATATGTAATCCTGAGGAATTCTTAAAATGGTTCCATCAGGAAATCCAATTGGTGCATCGTGAATATTATTTGCGGATGCAATAATCCACCAATAAGAAGCGTTTCCATAAAATTGAAAAGCAAGAGTATCTAACCTATCACCAGTTTCAGTTGCTACATAGATATCATCATCTCTTAATGGAATGTTTGGTATAAAAGATGCTCTATACACAGTTCTTCCATCAAAAGTTTTTTTGGTTTCAGTTCTTCTATATCTACTACTCATAATCTTATCTTAAATTCCAGCTTTATATGCTAATCCAAAAGTTCCAGGCGTTTCACCTTGACGATATGCCTTTGCAGCAGCATCTCTCATTTGTAAGAATGTTTTAACTCCTTTATTTTCTGTTAAGAATATAAATGCATCTGATTTTTGATTACCAACAATATTTGGATATTGTGAATTTGGTATTATATTTGGATTATTTACACTACCAGGAACAAAACCTTCTAAATTACTAAGTTGTATTGTATTTGCCCCAAAATAGTCAACATACATTACACTTTTATCTTCACTGTATCTAATATCGGTTATATCTCCAAATGAAGCAGCTTGTTCAACAAATGGTTTTAATTCGGATTCCGGTCCTCCTAAGTTACGATATGGGTCTGAAATATTACCATTTTTTCTTTTATGATTTCTACTTCTCTTATCCCTATCATCATCATTAGCGTTTAAAGGTCTTATACCAACACCATCTTTTGATTCCAATGTTAATTTATTTACTCTAACTTGCGTTTCATAATAATTTACAGCATCATTTGAACTAACATCAGGTGCGTTTCTTACAGTTGAAACATTTGTGTTTTGTGGAGTAGATACCGTAGGATTTGGAGCGGTCATTTGTTGTTCCTGTTGAACTTTTGTTCCAACATTACTTATACTTTGAGTTTTTTGAACTATTACCTTTGGTTCTTCAATTGGAGGTGTTGGTTCGGTTTGTTGAATAGTTTGCTCAGATTGTGGAACTGGTTTCAATGGTGGAATTGTTGATTGTGGTTTAATTCCATTTGGAGTATTAGTTACCTCAATTGGTTTAATAGATTTTGGTTCAAGTGGTTGTATTGGTGTAACAGGTTGCCTTGCTTCAATTGGTGAAGTTCTTTGAACCGAATTTCCAGAAGAATTGATTGGTAATCTATTTAAATTTCTAGGAGTTAAATTAGTAGTTGTTTGAGTTGAAACACCTGATGTGGTTGATGGTGGTATTATTGGAACGGTATCTTCATTATCAATTTCTTCAATTCCAGCATTATCAATTGCTCCAATATCAACTCTATTATCAGATATAGTTCCACCACCACTATTAGTTGCAGTTGTAGAGTTAGCCGAACCTTCATTTATAGAAGGAGCGTTTCCACTATTACCATTTGATGTTGCAATAGGAGTATTTGTTCCACCTCCATCAGCAGATGGTTCGGCATCGGTAATAGGTTGTTTATTTTCACCACCAGCCTTCTCCAATACTCTTTGAGCTTCACTTTTTGGTAATACTCTACAATTAGTATCCCTTGCCAAATCATAGATATCACCTTCAGAACCGTTAACTTCAATAAATTTAAGACTTATAGCAACATCTATTATTTGAGGTGCCGTCATTCCATCTGAAATAGTCCAAGGAGTATTATCATCAGTAGTGTATGAAAGTGAATCAATAAATACCGTTCTACTTTTATATAAATTACTCATTGTAAAGTTTATGATAGGTGGTTTAACACCATATGCTAATCTACCTTGTGGATAAACTTTTTTAGCTAATGTTTCTAACTTATCCCAAGCAATATTATGTTCTTCACAACTCAATGAATATACTTTAAAATTGAAAGATAAACTTCTTTCAATACCACTATATGTGTAGTAGTTATATGGATTTCCTATAAATTTATTAGAATCCCAAGATGGTGAGAAAGTTTCAGTTAATGATGTGATTGTTGCTCTAAACTGAATATTTCCTATTTTTAAGAATACAAAATCTGCATCTGGATTTTGTTGTCCAACTTCGGTAAGGTTAACAGCATCCGAACCATTCTGCATACCATATTTGCTTGTAATAGTTGAGTTTGGACCCGCTAAATTAGTTCCATCGGTAAGGGATTTGTTTCTATATAATTGTTCAGGCAAAACTACTTTTCCAAAATCATTATATGGATATTGTAATCCATTTTCATATGCAGCAATAAGACCAGGTTCAGCAACAGCTTGATTTGGTTGCGTAACTACTCTATGCAATTCTGAATAACGAGAACCATTACCATTTTCTCTCCAAAAGTATTTGTTACTTCTTAATTTTGAAGGAAATGTTGGAACTTTAATTCCACCAGGCCCAACAGGCATTGAGCCAGGTAAACTACTTTTATCCTCATATACACTTCCACCAAAGGTTCCATCATCTATGGATTCTTGTCTTAGTGCTAATTCTGATGATAAATCATTTCTACCAACTTCTGCCTCTTCTCTCCAATTTAAATTTTGAGTATATGTAGTTGGTTTTTTTCTTAATTGAACTCTAGCAACTCTTTCAGCATTTATAATAGCAGCTTCCATATAAGAGGATAAATCCTTTCTTCCCAATATTTCTGGATTTCTTTCATCCAAATATTTTGTATATGGAGTTTTACTATCAAATAGTTGAAATATAGCATCATTTTTTTCTGCTATGTTTTGTCCACCTTCTTTTCTTGTACCAAATAATAGTTTTCTTACTGAATTTTTAGCACCTTTAATTACACTGTTTGTTAAACTTCTTCCAATTTGAGATGGAGTTCCATTTATGTTTTGTGCTAAAAATCTACCAACCAATGAACCAGCTCCATCTTTTTTTATTTCGGCAAGTGTTATTGGTGTATCAGGTTCTAATCCTTTTTTGAACTTATCGTTTAGTGCAATTCTGGTTGGGATAAGTAATTGTGGAAGTTCAATTCCTAATTTTGATAATACCTTTGTTCCAACTTTTTCTGCTCTATTTATCAAACCACCAATTAAACCATCACTACCAGTACCACCAGTAGATGCTTTCATATCATCTAATATATTGGTAGTTCTTGTTGAAATACGAACTATTTCAGTTCCATATAAAACAGGTTCAGATGCTGCTCTTAAAACTCTAACACCTGTTAATTCTTGCTCTAAAAGAGTTTCGGATAATCTTTCCGAAAATCTATTTCTGGTAAAGTTTAATGCTCTTACACCAGTTTGCTGAATAAGTGGGTTAATAGATGTTACTGGGATTCTTTTACTATCCCTAACATCATAAACAACTTCAGCGGTAACACCAGCTTGTATGTTTTGAGTTCTAAATAGTTCTAATAAAGTTGGCATTATTTGTAGTTGTTTTTAGTAGATTTACTTGCTATACTTGCAACCTTTGTAGTAACATTTTTACCATCCATATAAACAGCTATCTTTCCACTATTTAAATCCTCTCTCAATCCTCTAATTTCATCTAATAAAGCGGTCATATCACCACCACCTCCACCAACTAATCCACCTAAAGCACTTCCCAACATTCCAATTGGTGAGTTCTCTAATAAAGAACTTAATAAATCACCCGGTGATTTAGTTGCTATTAAGGTATCTGCTGGGTCTGTAGTTACAATCTTACCATTTTGAACAATACCATCTTCAATACTTCCCGCTGCTTCTAATTCAGCAGCTTCTGCTTGTTTTTGAGTAACATCACCACCACCTAATAGATTTTGAGCCCATTGTGGTAACATACCCATAAAGAAAGTTTGAATTTGAGATGTAAGTGATGAAAAGAACTCACCAATTGATGGGAATATTCCAACAATTGTATCATATAGTGCAATTGGAATTCTAAGTACATAACCAACAATACCTTCAAATATTGATAAAATACCCTCACCAATCATTTTTAAATCTCCAGTAAAAATACCCTTAATTACTTTTACAATTCCACCCAATACATCAGCTATACTATCTATTATACCTGCAATTAAATTTGTTCCAAACATAAGTGGGCCTGTAATAAGGGTTCCAATAACTTCAAATGTTTTTTGTAAACCTTTACCACTACCTTCACCAAATATTTCTTTGAATGGTGTAAATAAATTACCAACAGCATCCATAATGTTTTCAATAGCTGCAGCTACTGGTTGAAAAAGTCCCTTTACAAGGGAGAACACTGGAATTAGTATTGAAATAACTGCTTTACCTACAGGCATTAATGCTTGCATTAAATCATGGAATATAGCAGATGCTTCGTTTTTGAGATTATCAAACTCAGATTGCATTTCTCTTTGTTGTATTAACCTCTCATTCTGAGCTTCAATATCTTCCATATTGATTTCACTAATATCCTTTCCAGTATCTAATAAAGCTTGTGCTGCTGCTAATCTTTCAGCATCTAATCCACCAAATTTATTAAATATATCAACTTGTCTTTGCAATTGTCCTATTTCTTGACCTGTTAATTCCTGTAATGCTTTCTTTTCTGCAAAGTTTAATGATTGTAAATCACCTAATTTAGCAACCTCAGCGGTTATTTCTCTCTGCATTCCAATTGTATCACCATCAAATGCAGCGGCTCTTGCTTTGTTTAAATTAATGTGAGTTCCGAATAAAGCAGATGCTTTCATTTCATTTGCAATAGAACTTTCAAAATCCAAAAGTCCTTCGGCTGTTTTAGTTAATTCACCCATAGAGGTTCCTAAGGCAGCTGCCTCTACCGCAGCTTTAGCCAACTCTGTAGCTGAACCTCTGAAGTATAGGTTTATTGATGATGAATTTTCAGTTATATCTTTTATTACTTTGGATGGTGCCACACCTGCCATCTTTGCCATTTCCGCAGTTGAAGCTACTAAATATTGTGCCTGTTCAGCACTTAATCCAGACATATTTTGGAATTGCTTATTTAAAGCAGCTGCTTCTTGAGTCCCAACTCCAAAGTTTTTGTTAAGAGCTACCATTGAAGTTAATACTTCGTTTGATGGTCTTTCTATTCCTTCAAACTCATTTGTAAAATCAGCAGCTGCTTTAGCTACATCACTCATAGATGCACCTAATTTGCCAGTTTCCATATAAACATGGTTTATTTGGTCTGTTAACCCTTGAGTTTGTGAATTTAATAATCCAGTTTCTTCTCTAAATTCTTGGGCAGCTTTTGTTACTTTGTAAAATGCCAAAACACCAATTGCTATAAAAGATGCTGCAGCGAGTGCTGCTAAAGCATATGGGTTTGCTAATAAAGGTCCTAATGCTTTGGATAACTGACCAAATCCAGCACGCATACCACCACTAAATGATTGAACAAATCCTCTTCCCTGAGATAAATTTCTTCTGAACATTACACTAAATCCTCTTGTAAATCCAGAGGTCATATCTCCAACGGATTTCTTTAATTTTTCAGCTGGGAACAATCCTCCCAACACATTTCCAAGTAATGGTATTTCTTCTATTTCAGATTTTATATTATCAATAGAATCTGACATTGAATCACCAATAGATTGAGCAGCTTCGGCTACTTTTCTAGTGATTTGAATTCTTTTTAATTCTAAATTAAGAGCTTTAGTTGCAAATACGTTTTGGTCTACTAATTCTTGTTTAAGTCTTTGGTTTACTCCATAGTTTGACCTAAGAATTACACCTTTTCTTCTTTCTAAATTTTCTAAAGCTTTCTGAACATCTTCTTCAGAATTTAATTCTGATGTTATGGATTTCAGTATATCTAATTCTTTTGCTAATTTTCTATTTCTCCCATCAGCTCTAGCAGACAAATCATCCATTGCCTTACCAATTGAAGTGGTAAGGGATAATACTTCTCTTAAATCATCAGGTGAAAAATCCGCCATATGTTAAATGGATTTATAAATATTTCTTGACATATGAAGGAACAGGTCTTCCTTCTTTTTCAGTTTGCCTGATATAATCTCTAAGATTATCTAATTCTTTATCAGCATCTTTTAAAGCTTTTTGTAACTCTACATCGTTATCTAACTTTTTCTTTAATCGGTTTTTAAAGAACATAGTCAAAAATCCTTCTTTAGTAAGATTGTGCTTCTCTCTAATATTTTCAAATAGATTAGAATTCTCTTCGGTTACTTTCATTTTAATTAAACTATATAGTTACTCCTCTATAAATATTCCGATAAAAAAAAGTGGGGAGTTTTATCGTCTCCCCACTGTTTTCTTTTGATTTGATGCACTTTTAGCACTTTCAGATTCTTGCTTCTTTACTTTAACTAATTGTTGGTAGTAGAAGTTTCGTAAGTGAACAGGCAATCGGTATACATCCATTTGAGTGAACCCATTACCATAGTAACAAAGTTCAAATATTTGTTGATGTAGTATAACGGAATAATTACTCGGAAGGCCAAAAAAAGCCAACTCCCATTGGTATGGAGCGTACCTCCGTTTCTCCCGTTGTTGGGTCTACATAATCAAATTCCATTACCACATCCGGCTGAATTGTTTTTACATATTCTCTAAATGCCTTTGTATCTCTTGCCAAAAACTTATTATTGATGAAATCTACAATTGATTTTGTATCACTCTTTCCATCAACTGATTTTATCATATAACGATAACGAGTAGTCAATTCTGGGGATAATCCATCTTTGTTAAATCGTTTCATTGATTTTACATCAATATCAATTGCTTTTTCATCACCATGTGTTAACAATTTAAACTCAATAGTGTTTTTACCAATTGGTGTAGTAAATGTGAAAAGATTGTTTTCATTTAACAAAGTAGTATCAACTTCTTTTGTTTTAATTTGAGATAAATCTACACTTACTTTGTGTCTTTCACCATCAGCATTTTCCATTTCTACTGTGTATTCGGGTCCATATCCCAAAATACGAGTTGCTAACATAATAGCGTTTTTATCACCAATCAAAATATCATCTGGATTTACTCCCTTTGTTACGATAATTGATTCAAAAAGTTTATCTAAAACCACACCTTTTTTAATAAGGTTTTGAGAAGATAGAATTTCTTCTTCTCTTGCGGTCATATATTTAATTTCTAATTGTCCCGATGATAGTGGATTATCTTTTGGGTAACATTTACCATCTGAAGGAAGTCCAATTACTTCCGTTGGAAATTCATTTTGCATATTATTAACCTTTATTTAGTTATATATAAATATACTAATCAAAAAAAGTTAGAAATAAAAAACCCCCACCATTTCTGATGAGGGTTATCCTTCGGTAGCGTTCCGTAAGGAATATATTTTAGTATTCTAAGATAGCGTAATCGTAAGAAAGAGTTAACTCAATCTGAGCTGGTTCGTTAGAATCAAAAGAAAGGTCACCAAAGTTAGCCGCCTGAATGAATGCTCCTTTTAAAGTCCATTGTTCAACCTTATCACCTACAGGTCCTAACATATAGAATTGAATATCTTTTTTGTAGAAATCAGCGTAGCCTCTTCTACCAGTTAAAGATTCATGTCCTAAACGAACCCATTCCATTACCGATTGAGCTGCTGAAGGAACGATTGGGTCATAAAGTGTGATAGTAATATCTTGCCACTCACCCTTACCCTGCAACTTACGATAGATGTTGATATGGTCTAACTTTATAGTTTCAAAGTTGATTGTAGGTCTATTTGCTGCCTTTACCAAGTAAGCTGGGATAGCCACATCGGTAAACTCCATATAGTACCTGTTCTTCATCTTCGGCTCAAAGTTCGTAAAGAACATATCTTGGAATTCTAATACTTCTGCCATTTTGGTTTTCTTTTAGTTTATATTAATAAATATCTAACTTATTGTTTTTCACATTAAGCGTTGAACGATGCTCCAGTTGGGAGAATGTTGAAGTCAATGATGATGAATTCAGCGGTTCTCGTAGGTTGTAGGAACAATTGGCCAGCCAAAATGTTTCTATCAATTACATCAGGAGTATTGTTACTCTCATCCATAACCACACGGAATGCGTACAAACCTTGTCTTTGTTGAATTGCCTCTAAGTAAGGAGTTACAGTGTTGATGAATCTTGCTCTCGTAGATGCGGTGTTTTGTTCAAACACTAAGTAACGAGATGTAGATGCCACAAACTTCTTAACAGTGATGAGTAATCTTCTCACATTGATTCTATCAAGTGCAGATGCTCTATCCTGCAATGTCTTCTGTCCGAATGCCACAATACCCTGACCTGGGAATGCTGCGATTGGGTTAACTTTGTTTTCGTAGAGTGTATCTCTCTCAGCGTGCGTTAATCTATTCAACACACTAACTGCTCCAGTGATACCACCTCTATTCAAACCAGCAGGTGCGAACCATTCAGCTGCGATAGCGTCATTTGATGCGAATACAGCTGGCATCAATACTGATGGTGGAACACTCATCAACTTATTAGTATTGATATCAATTGTCTTAACCCAAGGGTAGTAAGTTGCTGCGTAGTTTGTATCAACTGCGTTTGCCTGTTCAGTTGCTTCGGTGATTGTATCATCGTAATCGTTGAAGTCAGCGATGTAGAATGCATCTGCTCTATCTTCTACCATATCAATAACTGCGGTAGTTACTGATGGATGTAAGCTTCTTACAATACCTGGTGTTACAACCATATTGATATCATATTCGTCCGAGTTTGAAATAGCGGAGATTGCTCTACCATATGAAATTGAACCAGCAGATGTTGAAGTTGTACAATTGAATCCCTGAGTGTTTGATGCTCCCCATTCGGTATCACCAGCCTTAGCCTTCTTTGTAGTTGGGTTAGAACCAGCAAAACCACCTTGGAATGCCATTACAAATTGTCTCTTAGCCATATCTGCCGAATTAGAACCGGTCATTTGGTAAGAAAGTTGAGAATCAAATGCGAACACAGCGTTTGCACCAGCTACTGCTGAAGCAGGTAGTGGTTTTAAGTATTGTGCGTTATCGGTCTTAAGACCAGTTGTTTCAAAATCAAATCCAGCATAGTAGATTGGAGATGATGATGTGTTGTTTGCCGAACCAGTTGTGTAAATCACTGCAGGTACTTTATCTGCATCAGCGGTTGCTGTTAATACAGGGTTGATGTAAGCTGCGTGTCCAAATGGTGCTGCTGATACTGGGAATGCTCCCTGCTCTGCTACCTCTACTCTCAAATACTTTGATTGATTAGAGTAATCACCATATTCAGTTAACTTACCATTTGAATCAATAGTGAAGTATCTATCACCAATTCTTCTAGCAATGTAGTTAACAGATGATGGGTCTAAGTTTACGTTATTGAAGGTTTCTAATACAACTTTTCTTCTATCAGTATCAGAGTATGAACGGATAGTTACAGTGAAGGTTGAGTAATCAGTTGAACCATCTTCACCAGCTGCTTTTACGTTAGAAATACCAACTTTGAATTTAGTGTTGTAAACCTCACCATGTCCTAATGTGTGGAATCTGAAGAGGTCGTATCTTTCACCAGAAATGTTTTGTGATTTAACCCAAGGAGTATGAGCGGCAGAATATGCTGGAGATGTTGCATCACCAGAGTAATCTTGGGTTGGAAGTGCTTTAACAGCAAATGATGCTGATGTAGCTGCTAAGATTGAACCTGAGTTCTCAAAAAACAAATACGAGTAAACTGCTTTACTTGTAGAAGGAACAATAGCCATATCACCAAATACATCGGAAAGGTCTTCAACCGAAGTTGGATTGATTGAAGATGAGTACCAACCAAACTGAGAACCAGAA